GCGCCAGGAAGTATAGCAGGAAAAGTAGTAGTTTATACAAGTGATAAAAATTCTAACGTACCTTTAGAAATTATTAAAAAGACTGGAGTTCGTTATATAAATAGAAAATTAAAGCGATTTAATAAAACTCTAACAGATGCAAGGGATCTTGTTGAGCAAAATCCTGGAATGGAATTTAGTACAGCAGCACAAACTAGTCAAGTAGGACAGTTTAAAACAGGTATAGAAATACACCATAAAGGAACTACAATTGGAGCTGCGCAACTAACTAAAGCTTTTGCTTTTTTAGGAACTACAAAGTATTTTTCAGATTTTTCGTCCTCTGAAGAAATAACTTCTTTAAGAGATATGTTCGGAGATTTTGATTTAATGTTTCAAACAGACTCGAACTTGAAAGTATCAATCAAAGAAGATTATTTGATTTCAGTAGATATTGCTAGTTATCGAAAAAACTTTGGAGGAAGTGAGCCAAACGATTGGAAAAAAATTAAACCAAAGTTAGAAGAAGCTATATCTTCGTGGGCGTCTAAGCAAGACTGGTGGGAAAGAAAGGGTAGTAAATCTCTAAAAGAGGATTCATTAGAGTTAACAGCTCATACAGTAGTAAAGAATTTAACAAAAGCTAGAAATGTTACAGCTTCAAAAAAGACAAAAAACCCAAAGAGATCTCCTGCACCAGTTAAAACGGTAATTGCAGGAACTTCAAAGAAAAGAGTAAAAAAATCAAAAGCAAGTCCTGCAAGAGTTAGGAAAGCTAAGAGATCTCAATTTAATCTAGCAACTTTTTTAGGTATATTGAATCAGCAACTTCCTAATGTAGTTGCAAAAAATATGGGGGATCCTGCATTAAACTATCGAACAGGTAGATTTGCTTCAGGAGTAAGAGCAACAGACATTAGTAGAACTCCACAAGGATTTCCTAGTGTTGGATACACGTATCAGTTGTACCCGTATCAGACGTTTGAGCCTGGATATGCTCAAGGAGATCCAGATAGAGATCCCCGAAAACTAATTGATCGCTCTATAAGAGAGATTATGGCACAGTACGCAATAGGAAGATTTTATACAAGGAGACAATAATGGCTGTAAGAGACTATACTACACGAAGACAGTCTATTGTTGGTGCTCTTGTAACAAAACTAAAAGAAATAAATGGAACTGGAACATATTTAACTAATTTAAATGAAAATGTCCATCCTCGATTAAAGTTTTGGGATGAAGTAGAAGAATTTCCTGCTGTTCATATGAATGCAGGTTCTGAAAGTAGAGATTATCAAGGCGGAGGATACAAAGATAGATTTTTATCCGTTACGATAAGATGCTACGTAAATGAAGAAGATGCAGTAGATGCTTTGGACAAGTTATTAGAAGATGTAGAAACCGCTTTAGAAAGTAATTCTACACTAACTTATTATGATAGAATAGGTACAAAGCAATCTACTCACCAGATCACAATTGTCAGCATAGACACTGACGAAGGTGTACTTGAACCCTACGGGGTCGGAGAGATCCTCATAGAGGTTCGATATTAGAAAATGCTGGCAGGAACAAACGTTCACGTCCAAGCCTTTTCAAGAAACTAGGAGATAATAATGGCTGAAAGATTATATTTTTCACGCGACACGAAAGTCTATATTGAATTCGATAGTGTCATTTGGGAAATGCCTGTACTCGATGGTTTTAGTTTCTCTCAAGCAACTAATGCCACCGAGATTACTCTTGCCGAAATGGAAAGCACAGCAGGTGTTAGCCGAAGAGGTCGTCGTGCGTTTAATGACTCTCTTGCACCAGCAGAGTGGAGTTTTTCAACTTATGTGCGTCCCTATATTTCAGCAGGTTCAGGAACAGGAGCAGCAGATGATCAAGCTCATCACCACGCAGTAGAGGAAGTATTGTGGGCACTTATGGCAGGTGCAGATGACTATAATAATGCTTCAAATACTTTTGACTTTGATAAAGGTGGTACTGCTGTAACTACTCACGATGGTACAGATTTAGATATTAATTTTGACTCTTCAAATGCAAGTACTTTGTCAACTTTTACTCTTTACTTTGTACTAGGTGATACAAATAGAAAAGTTTACAAGATGGCTTCTTGTGTTGTAAATGAAGCATCTATTGATTTTGATATTGATGGTCTTGCTACAATTAACTGGGCTGGTTTTAGCTCAGAAATTACAGACATGAGCGGATCTACTATTGAAGATACTGTACAGCCTACAGATGGTGATACTACAAATGATGGTACTGCTATCGCTGTAGGAGATGTATGGTTAGACTCAAATGATAGCTATCGTCTGTATAAACTTACAAATGTAGGGGCAGGCACAGAAGCTTCCACTTCAGCAGTATATGAAGATACAGGAGCAACCGACAATTTTATTCGAAATCGTCTTACTGTACTTTCAGTAGCTCCAACCAGCCAAGACCCAGATTCAGACGGTACTGATGAACTTGAAGCTTCTTACAATCTGACTCTGACTGGTGGAACAATTAATATTGCTAACAATATTACTTATATTACTCCAGAAGAGCTTGGTAAAGTAAATATTCCTTTTGGTCATGTAACTGGTACTCGTACTGTAAATGGTAATTTTACCTGCTACTTGAACCGTACAGACTGGGGAGATGGAAGCTCTGATGAGTCAGCAAACTTCTGGGAAGATATGAAGTCTATCGACAATGTTGTAACTAACTCTTTCGCACTTACCTTTAAGATAGGCGGAGCAAGTTCAACTCCTCGATTAGAAATGGCAATGGCTACAGCTCACTTGCAGATTCCAGAGCATAGCATTGAAGATGTAATCTCCCTAGATACTACTTTTGAAGCACTACCTTCAACAATTAGTGAAACTGACGAAGTTACAGTCAAGTATGTGGGAGCAACATAAAAAATAATTCTTGACATTTATGGTGTTTTGAATTATACTATAAAGAACGTGGGGAGGTCTCGGCCTCCCTACTTTTTTAACTGAAGAAGGATTTTTTGAATGACAGAGGCAGCAGTAAAAAAGGAACCAGTATCACTCGCGAGTCTTATGACTCCAAGCAAAACAGTAACAATAGATTTTCCTGGATATGATGGTCTAACTGTTGATTTGTGTTATCTTGGAAGAGATGAATTACTGAAACTTCGTAAGAAGTGTGTAACAACAAAATTTAATAAAAGAACTCGTCAACCTGAAGAGCAGCTAGACGAAGATAAGTTCTTAACAGAATATGTTAATGCAGTTATCAAAACGTGGTCGGGATTCAAATATTCATACTTAGAAGAGTTTCTTTTGGTGGATGTTTCTTCTCAAAATGCTAATGATGAACTGCCTTTTACTCAAGAAAATGCAGAGTTATTAATGAAAAACTCGAACACTTTCGATACTTGGGTAACAGAAACAGTAGGTGACTTAGAAAATTTTACTGGGAGCAAGTAGAGAGAGTTCAAGAGCTGCTTGCTCGCTATGTGAGAGAACAGAACTCAAACTTTAATATAGATAAGTATTTATCTGTATGTGAACAATTAGGTCAAGAGCCTGATCCCCAAAAGATGCCGCTTACCGAGTCAGATTTTCCTGATGAGGTACAAGTGGCATTTTTTATGTTTAACCTTCTTTCAGATGTTTGGGAAGGAATGTCAGGCTCTTACATGGGAAAGGATTGGTCAGGATGTGATCTATTATTTTCCACATATGAAATAGAAGATAAACGAAATACCTTGTATTTTATGAAAGCCTACGAAAGAATATTAATGAATTACAGATTTGAAGAGGCTGAACGAAAGCGAAAAGAAGACGAGCGTAAGTCAAAAAGCGGTGGAAAAAATTTCACCCATAATGTAAAAGGCTAATGGCTGATAATACGATAAATATAAAGGTAAGGATAGATGATAAAGGTAATCTATCTGTTCTTGGTAAGAAAGCAAAAGCAGCCGGAGAAGGTTTAGAGAGAACTGCTAAAGGTGCTCAGACTGCTGATCGTAATTTAAAAGGTGCTGCTCGTACCTCTTCAAATACTACTAAAAACTTTTCAAAAATGGCACAAGGAATCAATGGAGGACTTGTGCCCGCCTATGCAACTCTTGCAGCAAATATTTTTGCTGTATCTGCGGCATTTCAATTTCTAAAAGATGCAGGTAATCTTGTAGCTCTTCAACGAGGACAGGAAGCATATGCAGCTTCAACTGGTGTAGCACTTAGAAGCATTGCAAATGATATTATAGCAGCTACAGACGCTCAAATAGGCTTTCAAGAAGCGTCTCAGGCAGCCGCTATTGGTACAGCTTCAGGTCTTGGCACAGACCAACTAAATGCTTTAGCAGAAGGAGCAAAGAACGTATCAATTATACTCGGAAGAGATGTAACCGATTCTTTTAATCGTTTAATTCGTGGTGTAACAAAAGCAGAACCAGAACTTTTAGATGAACTAGGTATTATTCTGCGTCTTGACAGAGCGACTTCAAACTATGCTCAAACTATAAATAAATCAGCAAAAGAATTTACAGAGTTTGAAAGATCTCAAGCTGTAGCTGTAGAAGTAATTACTCAGCTCGAGGATAAATATAATCGTATTGCAGCTGCAACCGAATTAAGTGTAAATAAATTTAATCAACTAGGAAAAGCTTTTGATGATATAACAAATAAAATAAAAGAGTTTTCTGCAACTGCTTTAGCCCCTTTAGCAGAAGCTATTGTAGAAAGTCCTACTCTTGGAATTGCTTTAATGGGACTTTTTGCAAAAGGAGTAATTACTGCAGCTCTTCCTGCAATAGGTAGTTTTGCTTTCGCTTCGAATGAAGCATTGGAAAATGCAAGAGTTAAGGCGGCAGCTGCAACAAAAGCGATGCAAGAGCTTGGAAACACTACTGATAGAGCTGCGGGAGCTGCTGCAGCCGCGAGTAGAGCACAGGCCGCGGCAGCAAATGCGCCTCTACAAGGTAAGGCAATAGGTAAGTTAGCTCAAGGAAGAGGCGCGGAACTTAGCAGTAGACAAATAAGCGGCTTATTGACACAAGTAAAAAGAAGCGAGAAATTAAAACGAGACGAGTTTAAAAAGACAAAACAAGTATTAGTTACAGAGCTTGAGATAATGCTCGCAGCTACACGTAGAACTAATAAGGATATGACAAGAGTATATCAAACTTCTGCGTCTCTTGCTCAACGAGCTTGGACAACAGCAGTAGCAGGCATACGAACCGCTATGGCAGCATTAGCAACAGCTGCTAATTTTGCAGCTACTGCTTTGAGTAGAATATTTGCTTTTGCTGGATATGCTTCTTTGGCAATTGCTTTGATTGAAATTGTAAGAGGCTATTTAGGATTCAAAAAAGCGGCGGAAGAAACCACAGATGAACTAGCATTACAACAAAAGCAACTAGAACTATCAACTAGAAAGATTGAGGAGTTAAATCAGCAATTTGCTGATTTTGTAGCTGTTCAAAGTATTTTAACAGAAGATGGCGCAGGAACGTTACAATTTTTTACAGCTTTAGGAAATCAAGTTACTGCTCTTAACTCTGGGCTTTTTAAAATAGCTGCAGGAAATGCTCTGGATCAATTTTCAGAAATTAGTAAAGAGGCAAGCACAGAATTAGCAAATAGGACAGCTAGGATAAGGAATCTCAGAGAAGAGATAGAAAGAACAAAAGACCTTGGCCTACCAAATTTGCCTAGACTTGAAGCATCTCTAGCAAGTGAGCTCTCTGCAACTGTAGGCCTAGGACAAAGCTTTTTAGATTTTTTATTAACTTCGTCCGATAGAGACTTAAAAGCTTTTGGAACTAGAATAGATGGATTACAACAATCATTTGAATTATTAAATGAAAGATTTGGAAGAGGCCCGGAACAACTAGCAAAATTTGGAGATGCGTTATCAACTCTTTCAGATCCAACAGCTACTATTGACGAGCAAATCGCTGCCGTAAATACTATACAAGAAAGTTATAGAGGCACACTAGATGTCGTAGGTAAACTTAATAATTTACAAAGAATATCCAATGAAAATCAACGACAATTTACATCAGTTCTTCAAACATTAGGAAAAGAAACTACAGAGGCAACCCTACTCAGAACTCAAAGACAAGAGCTAGAAGCTCTAAAATCTGAAGAGTTAGCTTTAAGCGATGCTAAAAAAGACAGAATAGCTCAGCTAGAGCAAGAAATAGGATTTGTACAAGCCGTCGTAGATTTAGAAGCAAACAGAGCTAGAGCTGAAGCCAGACTAGCTATTACAAGAGAAGTATCTTTAAGAAATAGAACTAATCTTGTTAGAGCTGAACAAGAAGATAGATTAAAAATTATAGAACTAAGAAATCAAGAAGAGTATTTAAGTGAAAAAATACGTCTTTTAGAATTTCAAAAAGCAAATAATGCAGAAACTTTTAGTAGAGCACAAGAAGATAATTTAGATTTATTAAGAAGACAGCTACTACTTTTACAAGAACAGCAAGAAACCATACGAAATAATCGTGACTTAATGCAGCAGTTTGCAAACGCTGCTAATCAATCTTTTGAAACCGGACTACAAAGAGGATTATCAGCAATTTTCAAAGCACAAGAAAGTAGTTTAAAAGATGCTGTATTAGGAATTGCTAAATCAATGATTGAAAGTGTGGCAGATGTCGCAGCAAGAAATTTAACTGAAATGATTACTAGAAATTTTACAGGTGTCACTGCTGCTCAGACTATAGCATCTGCTATGATTGCTGCAGGACGTCAAGTAGCAATTACTATTAGTTCTGCAATAGCATCAGCAGGACTTTCTTCTAGCGTCGCTCCAGTTGTTAGCTCTGCAGCTTCTTTTGTAAGAGGAGCAGTTCCAGGAGGAGGAGCTAGCGCTGCAGCTACAAAAACTATACTGGGCTTAAAAAATGCAGGTATAACTACTCCAGGCCAATATTTTACTGCTGCAATGAGTGGAAAATTAGGGTACTTCGCCAACGGAGGAATCATGAAAGGCGGATTCCAATCATATGCAAATGGAGGAATTGTAAGTCAGCCAACTATAGGCCTCGTGGGAGAAGGAAGATTTAATGAAGCTGTAGTTCCTCTTCCAAATGGAAAAGCCATACCTGTAGATATGAAAGGTGCTGGCGGAGTAACAGTAAATGTTTCTGTAAATAATAACGGTTCAGCTACTACAAGTGTTGAAGGAACTCAACAACAATCAGCAAATTTTGGAAAAGCAATCGCAATGGCAGTACAGAAAGAAATTCAAAATCAGAAGAGATCGGGCGGTATGCTTAATCCTTATGGAGTAGCGTAATGGCACTTGGATTTACTACAACTTCTACTTATGGGTCTAGACAAATTATTCCAGACAAGGGAATGAATCGTCAAAGTCAGTCAAAAACTTTTGTAGCTCAGTTCGGAGATGGGTACGAGCAAAGAATTGCAAATGGAATAAATAGTTTAATGGAAAGCTATGCTGTAACTTTTAATAATCGCACAAAAGAAGAAATAGATGATATTACAGGATATTTAGGTTCTTTGCAAGGAGTAACAGCGATTAGCTTTACCATTCCAGATAGTAATAATGGAGGAGAGACTACTATAAAAGTAGTTTGTGATTCTTTTTCTCATACTTATTCTTACGATGATTTTTACAGTGCCTCCGCAACATTTAGAAGAGTTTATGAAGCATGACAGAATTAATTGATAGTGTACAGATACTTGAGCCTGGAAGCGAATTAGTATATTTATTTGAATTGGAACTAGACTCTAGTACCACTTTATACTTTCATCCAGGTGTTGAAGCAGACTTAACCACTGTACAATTTAGAGATAAAAGCAGTCCTTACACAGTAAGAACTTATACAGCTCTGCCTATAGAAATGTCTTCTTTAGAAATAAATGCAGATGGAGCTATGAATCGACCGGAGCTTACCATTGCAAATGTTCTTAATACTTTTTCTGCAGCAATAGGAAATATAAGAAATGAGGATTTAATTGGTAAAGCTCTAATTCAAAGGTCTACACTTAAAAAGTATTTATACGGAGAAACTGGGGATGCTTCTCCTCCTGTAGAATTTCCATCTAAAAAATTCTATTTAGATAGAATACTCTCTGAAAACAGTGTTTCTGT